GTTGCAGTTGCAGCATTACCTGTACAAGAAGCCGATGAACCTGTAGTATTTTGATTTAAAGTTGCAACTCTAGCTGCTGCAAGTGTTCCAGAAGTTATATTAGAAGCATTTGATGAAAAAGCTTTGATTGACTGTTGGGTAGCAAGATGACTAGCGGAATCACTAGCCATATCATCTTCATCTTTAATTGAAGTTCCTGATATAGTCGAATTTAAAACAGGACTTGTTAGTGTTTTATTTGTTAAAGTCTGTGAACCAGTAAGGGTTGCAACAGTTGAATCTATGGCAAAGGTAGCTGTAGTTCCTGATCCACTTGTATCTATTCCAGTTCCGCCAGTAAGTATTAATGGCTCTGAATCTAAATCAACATCAAAGTTACCTGAATCTGTTTGTACATCTAAATCTTCAGCAGTAATCTGAGCATTAACATATGCCTGTGTTGCTATTGTTCCATTTGCATCTGGAATAGTTAATGTTCTAGTTGTGCTACCAGATATTCCTGAGCATTCAAAAGCTAATTGTTTTGTATTATCTGAATTGTCTCTGACTCTAAAACCATTATCATTAGTTACTACAGCAGCAGAGGTTATAGAAGATAAACCAGCAAACGTCGTATTACTATTGCCCAGGGCAGTAGAAGTAGAACCAATAGTAATAGTACTGTTAGCAAGTTTGGAGTTGGGAATAGCATTAGTACTAAATTCTCCTGTACCCGAATTGTAAGTTAAGCCTGATCCCGAAGCAACACTTAGTGTATTTAACAATGCAACTGTACCTGTTGCATTGGGTAAAGTTATTGTCTTATCTCCACCGGATGCATCGGTTGATGTAAGTATTATCTCATCACTGTCAGCTGTGGAACCTTCAAATGTAATATTTCCACTTGCAAGTGTTATGGAATTAGCTGCTCCTGCACTTGATCCTGAAACTATTTCTCCTGATTCCAGACGGGTTAATCCAAGTATATTAGCTTGAGTTGAACCTAAGCCTGCACTAGTGCTTCCAAAAGTTATAGTATTGTTCGCTAAATTACTGTTAGCAATTGATGACGCAGTTGTTAATATTGTTCCTGTTTCATTTGGTAGAGTAAGAGTTTTATCTCCACCACTTGCATCAGCTGCAGTAAGTATTGTTTCATTTGCATCTGCAGTTGAGCCTTCAAATATAATATCTCCAAGTGTTATCTTTATAGAATTAGCTGCTCCATCAGATGATCCGGCAATTAATTCAGCTGATACTAAAGCATTCAATCCAACTACAGTAGAAGCTGTAGCTCCGAGTGCAACATTTGTACTACCTATTGTTAATGAAGAATTAGCCAGCTGACCATTAGGTATTGCACTGGTTCCAAACTCTCCAGTTCCAGAGTTATAAGTTAAGCCAGATCCAGAGGCTACACTTAATATTCCTCTCACATCTGAGTTAGATGTGCCTACATAAGTTATTACTCCAGTTGAATTATTATATGCAAGACTACCGAATCCTCCGGAATCAGTTACTGAGACAGCTGCTCTAGCCCTAGCATTTGTATAATATAAATTTGTATTTTCTCCAAGGTCGGCTGTAGTGTTACCAGCAAAATCGAGTTTATCCGTAGGAGTATTTACTTCCTGAAATAAACCACTTACCAGCGTAATCGCCTTACGTGTTGCCATCTTCTAATTACTACTGTTAGTTCCTTATCTAATAAAAAACTTTTATTATTCTTCTATTTTATCTTTAACAATTTTATCCCAATCGAATAGGCCGTCTTATTTTGACAGTCAATTCTGTATTATTGGGAGCTTCTCCTACTAAAGTCACAAATTGATTTGTACCTGAAGGGGGAGTTTTAGTAAGATGCCCTGGTGTTGTAGCTGAAAGGAAGAAGAGATCTCCAGCATCTAAAGTCTGTGATACTGCTGCTTGGCCCACCACTATCGTTCTTACAAGTTCTCCTGTAGTTTTTGTAGTCTCTGCAATACCAAAGACAGTTGCTTCATCTAATGTTCCGTTTGCTCTTGCTTTACCTACCTTTCCATCACTAGCTCTTATATAAAGTGCGTTTCCCTGAGTCACATCTTCAAAACAAGTTAACTCTACACCAAAAAGTTTAAATGCTGAGTCAGATGGTGATGTATCCTTGAAATCAAGGAGAGCACCTACGACACCTTCAAAATTAGGAGCGTAAGGACTGTGGTTAGTTTCTCCTGCCATTATCTTAAAAGAACTGGGGGTTCTATGTGAGTAGCAAATTGAGTTGTCGTGGCAGCTTCACCTACACGGGTTACTGCCTGCCCTGCACTAGATGGTGGTGTAAGAGTGATGGCTCCAGCTGTAGTTGGTGATAGAAAATAAAGATCTCCAGCATCTAGACCTGAAAGGGTTATTGTTCCTGCAACTATTACTTTCACAGTACCATTAGCGGTAACAGTGGTATTAGCAAAACCTATGACAATCGCATTTTCTAAAGTACCATTAGCTGCACTAGCTTTTCCTACTTGACCATCAGAAGTACGCATAAATAAGGCATCTCCTGCAGTTACATTTTCAAATGCAGTTGCATTAAATCCAATACGATCTGCTGGTGAAAAAGTAGGAAAGCCTTCTTTTAAATCTAATATTGCATCAACTAAGCCTCGGAAATTATTTTCATAAGGAGAACGAGTTTTAGTGAATCCATTAGCTGTTAATATATCTACCAGAACTTTTACAGCACCTTCTACATTTGCTTCAGCATTAGACATCTAAATTCAAAATCTGTATATATTTATTGTAAGTTGTTAAATCCTTTAGAATAGAAGTAAAGAAAAACAAAAGATTTGATGGACCCAGAAGTTATTGCCATTGCCGTGACCAGTGGACTAGCAGCTTTCACTGGTGTTATAAAATCTTTAAATGGATTCAATGATAAAATTCAGAGAAGATTTAACAAGTTGCAAGATGAAATTAATCGTGTGGAGGATGACATGGTACGTGGTTACGTATTGAAACAGGATTTCATTCGTGAGATGGATATAGTCCATCAAAAACTGGATAGAATCCTTGAGTTAATGATTAAACAGAACTCTAAGTAAGTTTAGATAATATTTTTATAGCTTTCTTACGTGTCTTACATTTCTCTGCTTTGAGATTAAGTTTGATTAGATTTCTATCGCAATCCTCTATCTCTACTTCCTTTGAACCAGATATCTGTTTTTGTTTTATTTTTTTCATTCCATTGTTTTCCTGCTTGTTTAATTTGTTCTTTTACATTCATGCAATGTTTACAATTACATTCTTCTTTTAATTTATCGCAGTCCATCCACCGATGCTAGTTCTATAAATATGAAGAGTAGTTGTTGACTCTATGAAATGTAGTTGACCATTAACTGGATTAGATGGAAAACCTGTATTAGTTATAGAAGCTATTGCTTTTGAATATTGCCAATCAGTTCCATCATGAACTCTAAATAGTTCTGTACTCGATGTATCAAGCCATGATTCACCTTTGGAAAAGCTATTAAATCCAGTGGGTGCATTATTAGGTTGAGTAGATCCTACATGAATAGGACCAACTTTAATTAAACCTGTGCTGGGAGAAGCAACATTGTCAGCAAAAAACAGTCCAGGATCTCCAGAGTTTATGTTCACACAAAGTTCACCAGCTGCTATTCGAGTTGGTACTGGTCTATCATTTAATAAACTTGATCTTCTAGTTTGAATCTGTATAGTCATATTTAATTTATATAGAGTCCTGCATCTACATTTATGGTTTGCTCCACACCTGGATTATAAGTTGAGCAATCCATAGAGCTTATACCCACACCTGTTATTCTTTCTCCATTTAGATATGTACCTCCTTCTACTTCCCCGAACTGAAAGTCTGGTGTAAAGTCAGTGAGTGGCTGGTTAACTAATCCAATACGTACGTCTTCTATTAAATCGAAATCTAAGTTAAGAACTTTTTGCATAGACATTAATGTAGTAGCTGCATTATTTAATATCTGACCATCACGATTTAATTCTCCATTATCACGTCTAATGGTGTCTGTAAGTTTCATAGTCACAAGAGTAGGATCGAATTGAGCTACTTCTTCAGGTGCATTTCTCTGTCCAAACTCAATATCTTTATTCCCTGTCCAAGGTAATCCATAACCTAAAAGTGCCATACGTTCAGCTGCTTTTTTAGTTCTGTCCTGTTCTTTATCAAAGTTTTTATAAAATCTATCTAAAGCATTACCAGCTGGTTGATCATTTGGTTCGAGCAACCATGTATCCACATATTCATGTATTCTTAAATTACTAACAGTGCAATCTCCTTGAGTTGTTCCAGAGAAAGGATAAACAATTACAATTGTATTTTCATCTGGAACAGAACTGACTACGTATTGTCCATCTAATAAATCACCACTTGTAAAATCAATGCTTACTCGTTTATTAAAAAGCAAACCATGATTGGTAATAGTTATTGTTACATTAGGTCCGCTCTGTTGATATCGTCCTTCAAAAGAAAATTTATCATTACCTTCATCATGTTTCATAGACCATAAAGCAGCATAGATATGTTTACACCAACGTGTTTGATAATATAAAAGACCAGGAAGAGAAGCTTCTGGATCATCATTGTATTCAGGTATCTCATAAAAATTAGATGTTGGAGCATATCCAAAATCATTATGTACTCCAATATTGTCTCTAGTATCAATTACATTGCCCTCTCTGTCTTGACGTGTACCTGGAATAACACTTTCAATACCTGTATTAGGGAATCTGTCATCAGTTGAATCCTTATACAAATTAAATTTTCTACGACGCATAAAATCTGGACAATTACATTGATATCTAACTTCTGTTGTAAGGAATCTATTCTGTGATGCAAGAAAACCTCTAGGTGCAGGAACTACTGTCTTTGCTCTATTGTTAGTAAACTGGACACCATAACTTTCCTCACGTTTAAATAATATTTCTTCAGTGGCTAAATCAACTCCAGTAACTGTATTGCCTACATAGTTATTAAAATCAAATCCCTTTATTCTCCTGATTACATTTACATTCCCACTAGTTGTCACGCTTGCAATCGATTCCACTGTAAATTGTGTAGTGCTTGTAACTATGACTTTATATAGTCCTATTCGTGCAGTACCTGTTGATATCTGCAGGAATACTTGATTACCTGTAGATAATCCATGAGCCGATCCACAAGTGACAGTTATAGTATTGTTTGATTGAGAGTATGTTCCACTAACTCCTGGATCTCTTTCTATTACACGATCAACAAGTCTTTCTCCAGCTAATAAAGTAACTGGTGTTGGCATACTTCTTATCTTTACTCTTTGTTCTGTCCATCTGGTATCAGCAAATCCTTCTGTTGTATCTGCAAATTCCTGTCTAACATTTACAGTTCCAGCTGTTGTTATTGAAGCTGCACTTGTGCATGTAAAAGTATCTTCAGTTACAGAGGTTATAGTTAATGTTTCATCAACTGCAGTTCCTGATGTGTAATCAAGGAAGGCACTTTCTCCTACACGTAATCCATGTCCCACCAAGGTGACAGTAACAGTAGCCCCATTCTTGTTATATGTTCCTGCTTTTGCTGCAGTGACATATCTAACAGAATCAATAGGTAAACCAAGATCATAAAGGTTAAGACTATTAGCATCACGTATCCCAACTGTATGTTCTCCTTCTTCATTACCAGCACTGGGAAAAGTAAATATTCTTACGGGTACAAAAAGACCTGGGAAAAATTGGAATGTAAAGAACATTCTAAAATCCCCTCTCGTATTTCTGCCTGTAGCAGATGATCCTAAATACTGTTGAGTTATAACATAGAGTTCATATCCTCTTCTCCATCTACACCATGTACTATCAAAGTCATAGAATCTGACTTCACTGTAATCATCCTGACGACCCAAAGGAACAAACTGATAAGGTATGTCAGTATAATCTCCTTGATTTGATTTTTCTTTCTTTAATACAGCATCAGAAAAACCTTTAAAAGAATTATCAAAAGAAGTACCAAAACCAGATCTTCTTCTTGGCATTTATCTAAAACTTATAATTAAAACCTACTCTTGCACCATATTGTGCAGGTGCTCCAAAATCCTGTCTACCAAAAACAGTAGTATTTATTCCCTGATTCTTATCACCAAATGTTTTCTCAAAACCTACACCTGAAAGATCTGCTGTTAATCCTGTCTGATTAATTCTATTTAAAAGATTTCTAGTTTTTTCTACAGCACTAATATTTTGATTTTCATTATTTTCTAAAAGGGTCTCTTCTTTATTATTGTTATTATCTTTTTTATTAAATCTACTCTTTACAAAATTCTTTGCAAAATCTATCGCAGCATCTTTAGCACCTGTTTCATCTAAGAACTGACCAACAACTGGTACTGGTCTATTAATAGAAGAAGCTATCTCTCTAGGTTCTCTATTCATCTTTAGTAATATCCACCTTGAACATTCACATAGAATCCATTAGTAAGAGATCCTGTACCACTGATACCTACATGTAAACCTGATCCACGAGGTAACATTAATCCTCTTAACTTAGGAGCAAAGCTAGTATTAGTACCACCAAAATTAGCTGATCCTGAATGAACTACAGGTGAATTTATAAAAGGAAGTATTAATTTTTCACTTAAACTAAAACTTTGATCTGCAGGAACAGACTCAACATTTGCAACAAATAAAGGTAAGAACTGTGAAGTTCCTGTCACTGTGGTTACATTCGTTAAGTAGAATACAAAATCAACAGGTTTTTGAATATTTACATTGCTATTATTTATAGTTCCAGAAGCAGAAGAATTTGCAGTAAAGGTATTAGTGCCAGTTACAGCTGTTACAGTAACTTCTTCAACTGGAGCTCCACCAGACTGTGTATCAAAGAATAGTTTTTGTCCTACTTTAAAATTATGATTATTCAAAGTAACAGTCAAAACTGCAGCAGCTCTAGTATATGTGGCTGCAGATGCTGTTACAGAATCAATAACTCTACTGACATCCTTTGTATATCTGATAAATATCTCATCAATATATGCACCACTAATTTGAGTATCCGTCAACGCTTGGTCAACATCAAATATCTTAGTTACGTTACCGATTGATGTTGGTAACAAACTAGTGGAGAATAGTTGTCCTGTTTGTGTTCTTACAAGAGTACTGGTAGATGCTGGTCTATCCAACATCATAGGTTGTTTATTTGTAGAGGTAGATGCCAATTTACTGTCCTTCTTTTAGATTTATTTTAGCGTGAGTACTATTTGTCCTCTTTTTTATTTTTAGCTTCTCTAGCTTTTTCTAAAGCTTCTTTACGCTTTTCTTTATCAGACATTTTTTCTCCACTACCATCTTCTTTCTTTTTATTTTTGTTCTTAAAATATTCAAGAAGCTGTGGAGGCATTTTTCCTTTAGCCATAATAATAAGTACTATCTAAGTTCTGTAGCAAACATAAGTCTGGTTCCAACTGCAACATCAGCTGGTCCAGGGAGTGCCTGTATAAATTCAGCACCCTCACGATTAAATCGATATCTAGCTTGCTCAGGGTTACGATAATTAGGTACGTAAAGATGTTGAGCTAATCGATCTGTCTCATATAAGTATATACCAGTCCATGTTTTAAGAGTGTCCTTATAATCAGTTGTACTGATGGTCCTATCCACGTCACCAGCTATGTTTTCACGTCTTCCAGCTGGTGTAATATTGTTATTTAAAATTCCTGTCATATCTGTTCTTTTCTCCGCTTCATCACATCTTCCCACCTGTTCAACTATTTTACTAACCCAAAAAGAATCCTGAACATTATTCAAGGCTTCTTCTAATCTGGCTAAGTCACCGGCTGGTATAGATGTTTGATTATATCCCAAATGCCATTTACATTTTGATTTAATAAATTCATCAAGTTGCATTATTCAACACGAATAAGATTATCTTTTATTAGTTCATCCCAGTCGATACGCTTGATAGCTCTAAGCTGTTCTAACTTAATGAACTTTTCACCTAACATGGAAGATTGTAAATCTTTTATCTCCCTGGCTGTCTTTAATCCTACACCAGGCAACGCATCAGCAAGCTGTCTAGCACTGGCAGTATTAATGTTAACTCTGACATCTACAGGAAAAATTTCTTTCTTTGTAGGTTTTGGAGGATTAACACCTTCCTGTTTTAGCTGTTCAGTAAGACGTTCTTCTGTCTTTACTTTTTCTGTGGTTGCTTCCAGATGTGGAACCAGATCTTTCTCCTCTATATATAAGACTTCATCTTGTGCATCTGTACACATGACAATTCCGTCACCATGATGAGAAACCTTCTCGACAATTGCACCTGTTTCTGTGTATCTGTATAACATTTAATTAATTGTTAGCTATATAAATAGAATAACAAGCCACACTTTTAGTGCAAATAAAAAAAAAGCCGAGCAATAAGCCCGGCCTTTAATAAACGCATTAAATATTATGCGTCACCGCCACCTACTTGAGATGGGAAGTCAATGAAACGCTGAATGTCGTTCCAAGATACTCCCTTCGCAGGGCGTAGATAGTTAACTCTGCCAAGTATGTAAGCTGCTCTACCTGCATCAGAATCATCCTGAGAGATAAATACACCATCACCATTGACTGATGTACCAGTAATTGCATCAACATTAAATACTTTAAATGTTGTGTCTGCAGTTACTTTAAACATCATAGAGTTTGCTGCGTTAGCTGCAGTAATACCACCACCAGTTACGACTGTCCAGAAAGGAATATCGCCTGTTGTTGTATCACCTGCTCCTTGAGCAAATGCTGAACTAGCTGCTGTAATAGAGCTAGAAGCTGCTGCTAAACCATTTTGTTGTGTGGAAGGTACACCGAAAGGTGATCCACCATTGTTTGGTCCTAGTAGTAACAATTCACCTGTTGTTCCACCTAGATTAGCTGTGACTGGTGAAGCAGGGAATGTTGCTAGACCGCCTGCAGGAAGATCCTGAGCAATACCAATGGAAGCTCCATAGATATAAGCAGGTCGATCAGATGATGCCTTTACTACCAAGCTTGTGCGGTCATCTCTTACACGATCATCTGGACGACGATCTGGAGAAGGAACTGTAAGGTCAAAGCTCTTGAAATTAGCCTTATCTGCTGCAAGGTTTGTAACCTTAGCAAAACCGATTAATTCGAATGCTTCAAGACCTGGCCAACCAAAGACTCCCTCATCATTGAATGAGGATAAGCGGTTAACCTGATTACCGGGCTCTAAGATTGCTCCGGCTGAGGATTTGTATGTTGCCATTATTAGTTGTCCCCCTTAATCAGAAATTGTAAATGCGACTGTGATGAAGTCCTTATTCAAGTTCGCAAAGCCAGCATATAGCTGCCAGATAAGAATAATGAATCTGCTGAAGTCATCATTATTATTAATGAGAACCTGAGCATTTGGACCACCCACACCAACACCAATTGCCTGTGGACCAAAGAATAGTGCTGGTGGTGTATCGTGTGATACTGCACCTTGACCATCATTGATATTCACAGTGATTGACTTGGAAGGCATATTAGTTGTTTCAAAGAACCTTACACCTTCAAACACGAAGCCTGATGGCATAACTGGTTCGCCAGCTACAAATTGAGCTTGGCCAAACTGTCCACCCTGATAAATGGAAGCATTAGGAGCACCACCACCCATAAGAGGATTTGGTTGACCCATGCCAGGGTATCTTGCAACTTCTCTAAAGCCTGCATCAGCTCTTAGATCTTTCATGAATGAAGGATCAGCTACACAACGGTAGTAGCCATCTGCAAAAACAGGAACATTACGCTTACGTAAGCCCTTTACAACTTCGAGAAGGTCTGACTTTACATTAAACTTGTAACGCTCAGAAGCGAATTCTGAAGCGGAATAAGCAGTCAGAGTTGTGGAGTTTGTCTTTACTTTACTATTTGGATAGTAGTAACCACCCTGAGTATCGCTTGACTCACCACGAGATTCAGACTTGAATAGTTCATCAAGGAATACTCTGTCTCTCCATCTTCTATAGTCATCTAACAATGTTAGAGAACCAATTGACTGATGGAACATGTTGAGGTTACCTGTGTCTAACAGCAAACGCTGTGCAGTCATCAGGGTCTCACGAGCAATCTTGAATGTACTTGGAAGATTAGTATTAGCTGGATCTGCTGGTCCTGTGTACTCACGGAGTGAGACAAGTACCTTGTCTTTTACAATTGATCTGCTGTTTGCAGTACCAATTGTTTGATCCTGTGTACGCTCTCTAGAAGTCTTTGTGCCTGGAGCTCCAAAGAATCTATATCTATCTAACTGTACAGTCTGACCTGGTTGTTTTGTGAAATCGTGTACTACGACTGGCTCTGTGGCCATTTCCACGATATAAGCTGGATGGGGACGGTATAGTTCCGCACCAAGCAGCTTCGGAAAATCGTTATCTATAAACATATTTAAGTTTCAGTTATTTGATCTGTCATCTGTAAACAGATAAACAGACAAAGCTGTG